GTGCTTCTTGGTTGTCAAGTTCTTCTTAAACTTTTCAAAGTTAAAGCTTACATTCTGTAATGCTGCCAGCATAGCCTCTTGAAATTGCTGTTTAGCATGGGTAGATTTAGATAGTGGAGGGTTCTTGGATATATCTTTTAATTGGGCCAGTTTCCTAACCGTTTTATATACATGATCCAGATGATCGAGTGTCAGATTCCCTTCCTTAAATTCTTTGCTATCTGTCTGAGATCTACCGATTTTCTTATTAAAGATACACACTAGTACTCCATAACTAATGTAAGGATGCTCTGCCTTAACCTTATTGTACATTTTATAAGGTTCCCTTCCCATTATAGCCCAGTAGTTAGCGAAGTCTCCATCATTCCAGTTTCTCTGATTGGTATTGATGGCGATCATATTGCTATACTTAGTAGATACTTCCATAATGTAATATGGGATACCAAGAGCCGTAGATGCTAGATACCTATGGTGTCCATCACGAATCTTACCATACCTATCCACAAGTATGGGTGCATCTTTCAATGCCGAACCATTATTCTTAAGGCTCTCGATCAGGTTCGACAGGTGAGAACTATTTACTATTCGTTGAGTTTTATGTGGTCTAAGCTCACGATAGAGCGGTGATTTATCTGTCACTTCATAGACATACTGCTCTACTTTTAGATTTTTAAACATATTATTCTCCTAAAGAAAAGTGGGGCAGTTTAACGACATATCCCCTTAGGTCGCTCTCTAGGGATTAGAGAAACCCTATTGAATTACTCCTCGTTATGCCATAAATCCTTGCGGATAATCCTACCCCTGTCCTGCCATACTCTCTTGATACCTGTGGCTAGGATAGTCAGGGGTGTGTCAATGAACTTACCGCTTACATCTCTCTTGAGATTGTATTCCCAATCAAAGTATGGGGTAAATAAAACTGGAACCAGCCAGTTCATACCATCTCTGAGGTAGTATTCCCTACCCCATTGAGAGTCTATTTTTCTGATGTCATAAGCCATACTCATTCTCCTCTCAGTCCCATAGGTTAACGAAGTTCTTAGCTACCCATTGGATAGCTTTCTTAGCATCACTGATAATCTTCTCTGCTTTACCCGACTCATCAAACTCATCAACTGTCCCCTCACCCTCTTTCATATCAGCATAATCTTTCAATGCCTTGGCAGTATCCCACAATTCTATTCGCCAGTTTCTATACTGCCTGTCATACTCTTCTTGTGAGGCTTCATCATCTTCCCCAAAATAATCAGTAATAGGCCAGCCATTTGTGTTATCACCTAAGAACTGCAATCTTAGGGCAAGCCATCTGGCTAGGGTAGTGTTCAGATTGATGCAGTCTTTTCCAATCGGATCATCTTTCCACTTCATTTTCTTCTCCTTCTTTTAGGGTATTCACCATCTCCATTATCCACGACATCTCATTAAATTTATCTGCATACAAAGACGCTGAATCAAAAGAATCAAACGGGCCATATGCAGAAAAACCATCTGATATATTGCCTACAAGTACTACATAGAGTGTGATGGGACACTCAAAGCCTTCAGGCATATCTTCCTTCCACTTCATATTACTTCTCCTTGTTGGTTGTTAAAAAGCCCACTCCTATCTGTATATTTTCTTTTGTGATAATCTTCTTAGTTTTTTTGTATTTGTCTTGCTAGTTTTAAATTTTCCTTATCTTCATCTGTTGCAAAGAATAGATTAATTGGCGAACTCATCATTTCAATCCAATTTTTTAACTCTTTACTAGATAAAGATTTTAACCATTTTTCCATTTTAATAACTCCTAGTCTAACTCCTTTGAACTAAAACTTTAGTTGAACATTCACTGCAACAATCTGTGGTGACATGTCCGTCCCGCCAAAAATTCCAGTCATCTAATGTAATCAAATCTGTTCTAAAAGTTTTATTACATACATTACATTTTATTGTATCTTCTTCTGTAATATTTCTTAAATATTCAGCCATTTTCTTCTCCTTATGACATTTTCTTTATTGTTACGATTAGCAGGAGTATAACAAATATTCCTGTCATTGCTAAGATAAAACCTACACCAAGCATTATTACTTGATGCTCACCAAAAAAGAATGGCAACAACAACCATTCTAATGAGACAACCCAGTAAGCAGTCACTGGTATAAGAAATGAGAGAAAATATCTCATGTCATCACCTCAATTCTATCCTCTATTATCACTTCATTCGGAGCCAAGCCTATCTTTTTGGGTAGTGCTACCCATAATTTAGTATCACCACCAAAAAAAAGACGCACTAATCCTATTGGGTTAATGCGCCTATCCACAATGGGCAATGCCCAGAGTATTACAAATTTTGTTTCAGTTTATCCCCTAGTTCTCGCAAAAAATTGTGCTTGAGATCCACGACCACCGTTGGTAAAAATTATTAAATTTTTGGTTTCGCTCATAAGATCACAAGATTCACCAGTAGTGGTCAGTCTTTTTTGAACTCCGCAATTTGAGTTGGTCATATTTCTTGCCCAATATTTTTCGGAGTCATACTTACGCTTTAAGCGTCTGCGTAGTCTATTTTGTTTTGATTTTGTCATTTTATTTTTGGGTAGTACTACCCGAACTCCTATTTATTAATAGTCTCTTACTCATAGTACTACTATAACATATATTTGAGAGGGGCTCAAGCAATCCGATACCTACAAAAAAATTACTCCGGCTCAGACTTATACTCATACTCATCTCATAAAATTTTAGGTAGTACTACCTAAAAAAAGACAAAAAAATACCCCCTATATCCAAAGATATAGAGGGCATAGTTTGAAGGTTTAATCTTTAGTTGGCCTTTGATTCGGCTTTCTCTTCCAGCTTCCATAATTTTTCCAGTATGTCCGTAAATTTCTCTTGCACTTGATCCGGTGCATAAACAAAAGATTTTTCAATCGCTTTAGAAAAACATTTTTTAACGTCCTCTGGAACAATTACCTCAACATCATTATTCAAAAAATCCTTAAAATGATTGAAGGTTTTTAATCCCAAATCATCGAATTTTTTGGTGATTGGTTCAAGTGTTTTTGCGTCTAATGTTTTCCCAGAAAAATTTTCAAATAATGGTAAAAAGTCCATGAATTGATGCTTAGTCTGGCCATTTACTTTATTAGCAAAAGACTTCGCAATTTTACCGAACTCAACAGACTTGCCTAAATTGTCGACAAGTGCTGGCAAAAAATCATTGGTAAAAACGGTACATTTTTTGCCGTCCTCTTCCGTCATTGCATAACGTGCAAGAGAAACTACCGCCATACCTAGGCAGGTTTTTTCACACATTTTGTCCCGATCCTCTTGCGCCTTTTTCTTATACTTAACAGCACCATTAATGAATTCGGAACCAGCTTCAACAAAAGTTTTAACTTCAATAAAATTTTTCATAATATTACCTTTTCAATGTGAATTCTCAATAGAACATTATTACCCTATCGAGTAGTTTAATTTTATGTACGCATTTAATTGTGACCCGTTTTCTTTAATCCAATTAAGGAAATGATCTAGCGAATGTCCTAGTTAACTGCTGTTTCCCCTAGATCTCAATTAGTCTCCGATAACCAACGCCTTGCATTACCGACATATAGACTGTACTACAATCAATCGTCATTAGTCAATAAAAACCAACATCATTTTCGGGTAGTACTACCCTTTTTTAAAAATCCCCCTATATTCGCAAATAGGCGGAAAACCAGTACAAACTACCCTAGACTATAGATAGCTATCAGTGACGCTTAAAACGCTACCTAGAGCATATCTGGGAAATACCCTTAAATGTGACGATTTAAAACGGGGATTGATGGACGTTCCCCTAAAATTTTTGAATGACTACACATAAAATTATAAGTAAGATATCTCTTTTTGGATATTTTTCAAATAAGAATGATTCTTAATATCACCCTACGGAAAAAATCTGTGGCTCCGGCTAGTCATCATTATATTAGTAAAGGGACATAAAATTAGCAAAATACATGGGTCTAAAATTCTACCAATGTCGGCCTACTTAAGTACTAATTATATTATACTTTAGTACTAATTATATTATATTTTAGTATATTTTATTATTTTTTTTATTTTAGTACTTGTGTAATTAGATATTATAGTGTATAATAATACTATGTATAATTTAGAAGAAAATTTATTAGAGTCTTTTATAAATCTTAAGGGACTCCTCTCACAAAAAGTAGAACAACAATCAAAATCAGACTTTCTTACGTTTGTCCGATTGATGGCTCCTTCTCTTGTATCTGACTTCATGATGGGTAATCACATTAAATTAATCTCTAATAAACTTAAAGATCTTGAAGAAGGAAAAATAAAAAGATTGATGGTCTTCCTACCTCCTCGTTCCTCCAAGTCAGTCATCTGTTCTAAATTATTTCCTGCATGGTATATAGGTAGAAATCCCACTCATGAAATACTAACTGTATCTCATAGTGATCAGTTGTCTTCTGACTTTGGCAGGTCTGTCAGAGATGTTGTCAACACAGAAGACTTCAATAAAATATTTAGAGGTGTCCAACTTAGAAGTGATGTCAGGGCAGCAGGTAAATGGAAGACAAACCAAGGAGGTACTTACTATGCTGCTGGCGTAAGATCACAGATAGCAGGTCGAGGAGCGCACATAGCTATTCTAGATGACGTAATGTCTGAAGAGGATGCCTTCTCTGATGCAGGTAGAAGGTATATAAAGGAGTGGTATCCAGCAGGATTAAGAACACGACTTATGCCTAATGGATCTATCGTAATAATAAATACCAGATTTCACTATGATGATCTGTGTGGATGGCTCTTGAAACAACAGCAAGACATGAGTGAGTATGAGACAACTCCTTGGGAAGTTATAAAGATACCTGCATGGCTTGATGAGGATGCAGCAGACTTACTGGAATTACCGGTAGGTAGTAGTTACTTTCCTGAATGGAAACCAGATAAAGTTTTGCAAACAGATGAGAACGAGATCAAGGCAAGTAATGGAGCGAGATACTGGAACTCTCTCTACATGCAAGACCCAACTCCTGAAGAAGGAGGATTAATAAAAAAGAGATGGATACAATTCTGGAAAGAAGATGATCCTCCCAGTTGTGATTTTCTCATACAAACCTATGACACTGCCTTCTCTACCAGAACGACAGCAGACTTCAGTGTAATCCAGACATGGGGTATCTTCAATATGTATGATCAGGATGAACAAGGATATGAGAATTACGTCTCTAATCTAATCCTATTGGGTAATATTAAGGGAAGATTTGAATACCCTGAACTTAGACGGCTTGCACAGAAACTCTATAACGACCACAGACCTGATGTCTGCATGGTAGAAAAGAAAGCCAGTGGACAATCCCTGATACAGGACATGAGAAGAGCAGGACTGCCAGTAATGGAATATAATCCTGACAGAGATAAAGTTGCCAGAGTATATGCAGCTTCTCCTATTATGGAAGCAGGTCGTGTCTGGATACCAAAAGGTAAGAAATGGTCAGATGATCTGGTAGAGGAATTAATCAGGTTTCCCAATGCTGCTCATGATGATCAGGTAGACGCAATGACAATGGCAATCCATTATATGAAGGAGTCTTGGCACTTAACACATCCTGATGATCCTGAATGGGATGATGCTCCCAGATCAGAGAAGAATACTTACTGGACATTTTAACTTGTGAAATAGTTAATTTTATGGTATAATAGTGTAGGGATAAAAGAGGAATACATGTCAGAAATTTTCAATAAAGCAGTAAAAGAAGCTGAGAAGCTTTCCACACAAGACAATGCAAAGTCTGTGTTAGATAATATTTATTCTACATTAGGGAATATAGATCCTCCTTTAACCATTGCTCGTAAGCTTGGATTAAATATACCTTCAGGAGAAGATTTAACTACTCTAGTACAAACAGTAGCAGAAGGAGTTAGTCCGGGTACTGATATACGAGAAATAGTAGAGGGATCTGAAAAAATTTCTGAAGGTAATGTTGTATCTGGTGGTTTACAAACATTAAGTGGCTTGGCAGGAGTAGCTATACCTTTTTCAAAACAAATTAGAAGAATAGGAAAAGTAGTTGATGATACTCTTTTAAAATCAGTTAAACCTTTAGATGTAGGTGTAGATGAATCATTATTATCTGGAAAATTTTTAAAAAATTATACTGAAAATGATTTTAATATTCTTGATGATTTAGTTAATAAAGGTAAGGTAAAACTTAAAGGATTAAAAGCAAATAAATTATTAAATGCTCCAATAGAAGGTGGAAGAAATATTGGTGTTAGATTGAATTTAAATTCTGAAATATTAGATGCACCTAAAAATTTAAAACCTAAATTACAAACAATACATGAAAAGACTGCAACTGGTAAAGCACTTTCCTATAAACCTTATGCAACAGTAGTAGGAACAGATAAGAAAAAAGTTAAATTTTATGTTAGTCCTTCAGGAAGAGAAAATATTGCTACAGGAAAAGTGTCAAAACATCCTGCAATGTCTGTAAATGGTGCATATGAACCTAACTTAAAAATATTACCATCTGATCCTAATGTAGTTGAAATAGGATTTAATCCAAAAGCACATCATCTTTTTATAGATTTAAAAACTGGTCAAGCTGTTAAAGAAGCTGATGCTGCTACAGTTATTGGAGATAGGGTATATGCTAAAGGTGTAACTTATTTTAAAAAATCAGAAGCACCTAAACCAAAAACAGCACCAAGTCAAGTACGATATAAAGAAAAGAAAAAAGGAGGACAGATTAGCACAGGATTAGAAGGAATAGGTGAGAATACTATCTATAGATCTAAAGATGGAGAAGGTCTTTCCAGTATTGGTGAATCTATTATAAATAGAGCCACTGGTGGAGATATTATTACTAGTGCTTATAATAGACCTATACCCAGAGTTATATATAGAGATAAGGGAGGAAAGATTAAACAAAAAAAAGATGGTGGTGGTTTATCAAACTTAAAGAAATCTATTAATATAAAAGGACAACCACATAAACTAGCATGGATTAATCCAGATGAAGCTTCTCTCCTAAAAGCTATGGGTGGTAGTGGTAAGAAGGTAGGTGGTATCCCTGCTTATTATTATGATACTATGGCTGCAGAAGCTTATACAGATTTTTATGGTGGAGATGATACAGGTACTGCTGGTGGGACTGAAGATCAAACTGATACTGGAGAAGTATCTTATTATATGAGGGGTACTCCTACGGATAAAGATAATCTTTCTCAACTAGAAGTAAGCTTAGGTTTACCTGAGGGTTCTCTTCATCCAGAAACAGGAATAGGTAGAGGAGGATCAGACGAGTTTGAAGGTAGAAGTGGATTAGCAACTATTGGAGATAGAGCAATAACTTTCCAAGCTCTAGGAAAAATACCGGGTGCTTTAGAAAGATTTAAAGAGTCAATGAGAGATCAAGTACCTGCTGATGTATATTCTACATATTTTAATGCACTACTAGAAAAAACTGGAGATATGGATAAAACTCAAAAAATAGTAGATGCTGCTTTAGCAATTCCCGGTATGCCAGAAGAACTTATTGCTAGATTTGAAGGATCTAAATCATTATCAGGAAAAGGATATATGTTTGGTGGTCCCGCTGAAACAGTTAAAGCTTTAATGGAGACAGATGTACGTAATTCGTTAGAGGCTGCTTTGGATAGAAAAGATAGAGCATTAATGAAGCAAAAAACAACAGATGAGGATAAATATGGAGAAGAAACTTCTCTTATAGGAGTACCGGGATATGAACTAGCAGAATTAATAGAAAAAGGTGAAGTACCCGGAATGTCTTATCAACCAAGAGCAGAATTAACAAATCCTTATGAAAGTTTAGGATTAGCTAAATGGGTAGTACCCGGAGGAATGATAACATCAGGAATTGTAGGATTAATAAATGCTATAGGTGATCTATCTGGAATAGTAGGAACTGTGACAATAGGTGGGAAAGAGTATGGATTAACTGAAGATGGACAAATAGTTGACACACAGATAGCAGAAGCACCTGATACTGGTAATGAAATTGAATCACCATACCGTTCTGCAATTCCTTCACCAACAAAAACAGTTACTGAATCTGTAAAAGAAGCAGGACCAATGGAAACATTTCAAGCAGGATTAAAATCAATAGATCTTGATTCTAATACTGCAAATAAAATAAAAATTTTAATGGATCAATATGGAATTTCAGAAAATCAAGCTAGACAAATGATTGGTTTAGAAATTAATGTAGCATAGGATGAGATATGGCAACAGAAAGAAATCCCTTCGATAAAATACCAGAAGAAGTATCTAATATAATTCCTATGGCTCCAGCCGAACAAACTGATATAGATGCTACTTTTGAAGTAGCTGATGATGGTGGAGTTATAGTTGATTTTGCAAGTGAAGATATAGTTATGGAGCCTTCCGAAAGTATTGCAGAATGGTATGGTGATTTATGTGATACACTTGATGAAAATGAATTATATGAAATATCTAGTAATGTAATAGAAAACTATCAGGCAGATAAAGATTCCAGAGGTGAATGGGAGTCTATGTTTGAAAGAGGATTTGAATTACTGGGACTTAAACTTCAACCGGGATCAGAACCTTTTGAAGGAGCCTGTACAGCCGTACACCCACTCCTGATTGAGTCAGCCGTTAAGTTTCAGTCTAAAGCTTCAGGAGAACTCTTCCCTAGTTCTGGTCCTGTCAAAGCTAACATTATGGGTAAGCATACACCCGAAAAACAAATGCAAGCTAATCGAGTACAGAACTTTATGAACTATCAGTTGACTGAGCAGATGCCAGAATACTTTGATGAGTTTGAAAGAATGCTGTTCCATCTTCCCTTAATAGGATCTGCTTTCAAAAAGATATACTATGATTCAACTTTAAAACGTCCTGTCTCTGAGTTTATACCAATAGATCAGTTCTATGTGTCGTACTTCGCTACTGATCTTAGGAATGCAGATAGATATACCCATGTTATTTATCGTAGTCCTGTAGAAATAGAAAGAGATATAAGAGCAGGAGTTTACAAAGATGTGGAACTACCTGAACCTAATCAGACAAATGTAACATCCTTTACAGCAAAGATGGATACAATACTAGGTATATCTCCTAGTTCAGATAAAGATCCCCAATATATATTACTTGAGCAACACTGTTATCTGGATATAGAAGGTAAAGATCAGTCATTACCTTATATCGTAACAGTAGAAGAACAAAGTAGAATAGTATTAAGTATTCGCAGGAACTATGAACAGACTGATCCTAATATGGAAAAGAGAAGTCACTTTGTTCATTACAGGTTTGTACCCGGATTTGGTTTTTATGGATTGGGCTTGATACACTTCCTTGGTAATTTAACAATGAGTGCAACCGCTGCAATGAGATCCCTGATTGATGCAGGACAATTTGCTAATTTACCCGGAGGTTTCAAGGCCAAGGGAATTAGAATCGTTGGTGACAATGAACCTATTTCCCCCGGTGAGTTCAAGGAGGTTGAAGCAACTGGAGTAGATCTTGCAAAGGCTATTATTCCCCTCCCCTACAAAGAGCCTTCCTCAACTCTATTTCAAATGCTACAATTTGTATCCTCTGCTGGTCAGAGGTTTGCAGACAGCACAGAACAAG